GAAGCTCCGCGACGTCGAGTGTCACCTCGGCCTCGAGTGGCGTCCCGGCGACAACGCATCGATCATCGGGCTGGCGCTCAAGTTCATCGCGGGGACGGCGCTGCTCCGGTCGTCCTTGAGCGAACCGGATGCCCATCGCCGCATCGTCGAGCACGTCGAGTCAGACATTCTCGATCGCTGGCCCGATCGGGCGTACTTCGTCGAGACCGAAGAGGCCGGCGTCGGCGTGCAGGTCTACCAGCCCTTCGGGATGCCGAGGTTCAAGTGACGGCACCGCTCGACTTCGACGAGGAGTTCACGTTCGGCACGACCCGGGCCCTCACGTCCGAGGCGCTTGGGTTCCCGCCGGACCCAGATCCGCGATTCCCGCACGAGCCCACCTACGTCACCGCCATCGCGGATGGCGTGGTCACGGTCGAGCGCCGCGCGAGCTCGGCGCCAGCCTGGCGCCGCCGTCGGCAGGCGTACTACCTGACCGTCGCACTCGGGTGGCCGCCGTGATCACCCTCCGCCCCGCCGACCTCAGCAACCAGGACGACCGGACGTTCGTGCGCTCGACCTGGTCGCGCGCGTTCAAGCAGAGCAACGACGCCGGCCTGATCCATACCGACGACTGGGCGCTCGTGATGCACCGCCAGTTCGATCGGATCCTTGACCGGCCCGGGGCCCGCGCGATCATCGCCTGCGATCGCGACGACCCGACGTTCCTCTACGGCTGGATCGCCGGCGACACGAGCGGCCGCGATCGCGTCGTGTTCTTCACCTACGTCAAGGAGCCCTACCGCCGGCGCGGCATCGGGCGCGCCCTCTTCCTCGAGCTCGGGCTCGACGCCCACACCCCGTTCACCTACGTCTGTCGCACGCCGATGACGCTCGATCGGCACCTCCACCTTCGGCGCCGCCTCCCCCTCGCCCGATTCAACCCGCACGTCGTGCGCTACAGCAAGGACCAGACCCCATGACCGAGAAGCTCTCCACTCCCTCCGTCGACGCCAACACCAAGCCGGCGAAGGCCGCGCCCGATCGCCAGCCGGTGCCCGTGCTCGCGCTCCACTTCAACCGCCCGAACGGGATCAGCATCCCGGGCACCGGGCTCGTGGTGCAGTCGCTCGACGCGCGGCCGAAGGAGCATGCGGACGGCTGGCACATCCTGTTCCTGCCGTGGATCCGGATGCACCAGGTGACCAGCGTCCCGCGCTCGAGCGCCAGGAAGCCGATCCGGTTCCTCGTGCCCGAGAGCTGGGCGATCGCCGAGATCGCGGAGTAGCGTGCCCGCGGCCCGCCGCACCACCTGGGCGAAGAAGAAGGCCGCGCGCCGGGCGCTGTCGCCGGATCTTCGATGGGCGGCGGAGATCACGCGCCGGATCCTCCACGACTGCCACCCGTGGCAGCTCGCCGCCGCGCTTGATCCCGCGTGGCGCATCTCCCTGCAGGTCGGCCGCGGCGGCGCGAAGACCACGACCGAGCGGGCCCGGGCGATCATCAAGCTGATCTCCCTGCGCCGGCAGAAGATCGGTTACGCCGCCGGCAGCAAGGAGCAGGCGCGGCTCCTGAACTGGAACAAGTTCACCGAGGCGTGCGAGGCGTACGAGATCCGCACGACGACGACGAACGTCGTCAGCAAGCAGCCCGACCTTCACCTGCTCGAGTCGTCGATGACCGCGACGTGCCTCCGGACGGGGTCCGCGTACCACCTCCGCGGCGTCGAGGACCGCGCCGATGCCGAGAAGTTCCGCGGCTACCCCCAGGCCGAGTTCCAGGTCGACGAGGCGGGCAGCATGCGGCCCGAGCTCCTCGAGTATCTCGTCGACACGTGCGTCGCGCCCCGCCTCGGCGAGGCCCTCGCGCTGCCCCCGGGCTGGCTCGAGTTCCTCGCCGGGCACGACGACCTCGAGGCGCTCCCCGAGTGGGTCGAGACCCGCGGCGGGACGATCATCATGGCGTCGACGCCCCCGTCGCTCCTTCGGGGGATCTTCTACGAGGCCACGCGCGAGGGCTCGCCGGAACACCGGCGGTACGCCGAGCGGCACCGGCCCGAGTACGCCGGCTGGCTGGGGTACTCGTCGCACGCCTGGACGCTGCAGGACGTGGTCGGGCTCCCGGACGCCGGCGAGCGGTTCCCGGCGCTGGTCGCGAACTGGCGGACCGCGCTCCTCGAGAAGCAGCGCAAGGGCTGGGCGGACGACCACCCGACGTGGATGCGCGAGTACCTCGGCCTCTGGTCGGCCGACAACACCTCGACGGTCTTCCGGTTCCGCCCCCACGTCGACGGCCAGCCCTGGAATCAGTGGGACCCGTTCGCCGATCGCCCGATCGACGGCCTCCCCGGCCTCAAGGCGGCGATCGCCAAGCTCCCCCAGGAGGTCGGCGCCTGGCACTACGTCGTCGCGATGGACATGGGATCGCGCGACCCGTTCGCGCTCAACGTGTTCGCGTTCGCGCCGCGCGACCCCGCGCGCCGGCTGATCCACGTCCACGCCTTCGAGCGGCAGGGCCTGTTCGCGAAGCCCATCGCCGAGATGCTGCTCGGGCCCGAGCTCGACGCCACGAAGCCCCGCGGGATCCTCGGCGTCATCGGCTGGCCCGACGGCATGATCATGGACTCCGATCAGCCGACGATCGACGAGCTCAAGAACGTCTACGGCCTCCAGGTGAAGAAGGCCGAGCGGAAGATGGATTACAAGTACGGCGCCATCGAGCTCGTGAACGGCGACCTCCTCGAGGGCCGGATCTGGATCATCAAGGGCTCACCGCTCGCGAAGCAGATCGCCGAGCTCCAGTGGAGGCCCGACGAGTACGGCAATCCGCGCGAGGACAAGGCGCAGGCGAACCACTCGACGGACACGCTGATCTACGCCCGGCGCCTGGTCGCGAACCTGTTCGAGAGCGGCCTGGTCGAGGCCGAGGGCATGGGCGCGGCGCCGCCCCCGCAGGCGTACAGCGATCCGCAGGGCCTGGACGGATCCTCCGCCACCGACGAGGACGGCTACGGATCCTTGCTCGCCTCCGCGGACTATGACGATCCTTGGGGCTGATGTCCCCCGCCGACCTCCGCGCGTCGCTCGACGTCGTCGCTCAGCAGGCCAAGGTCCTGCGCGAGGCGGGTGTGCAGTCGGTGAAGATCGGCGACCTCGAGCTCGTGCTCCTGCCCGTGGATCCGCCCGACGTCGTCATGACGGACGACGACAAGCGGACCCTCGGCGCCCTCGACGACCCTGACACCTTCGGTGGCCGCCCCCCTCCCCGACGGCGTAGACCGGAGATGGACCAGTGACCCAAGAGCTATGGCACCGCATGGAGAAGGGCGACGTCCACCAGGTCGTGCTCGACCACGTGCGCCGCCTCGAGGACGAGAACGCCGACGTCTTCGACCGGTTCGTGAAGCTCGAGACGCTTTACGACCCGAACGGCCCCGACTCCGGTGACAGCGGCGAGCAGCTCTCGCACGTCCAGGAGAACGTGATCGCCTCGGCCGTCGACACGGTCACCGCGATCGTCTCGACGTCGGACGTCCGCGCCCGGTTCCTCACCGACGGCGCCGACTGGGCGACGCAGCGCCGGTGTCGCCACCTCGAGTGGTACGCCGAGGAGCTCGTGAAGCTGATCGGGCTGCTCCCCAAGTGCCGCGACGCCTTCCGGGAGGCCGCGAAGAAGGGCAACGGCCTGGTGAAGGTCCACGCCCCGCTCGGCAAGCTGACCGCCGAACACGTGCTCGTCGAGAACATCGTCGTCGACGGCAACGAGTGCCGCGACGGCCGCACGCCCCGGCAGATGCACCAGTGGTGCTACATCGACCTCGAGGAGCTGATCGCGCGGTTCCCGCGGTTCAAGGACGAGCTCGAGAAGGCGCGCACCAACCGCACCCACGCGCGGCGCACCCGGAAGTTCATCCACGTCGACACCGACGTCGAGGTGCTCGAGAGCTGGCGCCTCCCCACCGGCACGAAGGGCTCGACCACCTACCGCGCCGGGCGGCACACGATGGTGGTCGACGGCGCGACCATCCTCGACGAGAAGTGGGAGGTTGATCACTTCCCGTTCGCGCTGATCACGTGGTCCAAGCGGACGCACAGCTGGTACGGGATCAGCGGCGCCGAGCGGATCGCGGGCATCCAGCGGGCGCTGAACCGCCGGAACTGGCAGATCGAGCGCCAGCTCGACCAGGCGGCCGTCCCCACGACCTACGTCCGCCCCGTCGACGCGGCGCTCGCCCAGAAGAAGTCGAAGGTGAACGGCTACGCGATCGCGAAGGGGGACTGGCCGGTCACGATCACGCCGACGGCGGTGTCGGGCGAGACGTACCAGTCGCGGATCGAGCTCCGCGAGGCCGGGCACGAGGAGTTCGGGATCAGCCGGATGGCAGCGCACGCCGCCAAGCCCGCCGGCATCGACTCCGGCGTCGCGATGAGAGAGTTCCGCGACCAGACGACCCAGCGGTTCGCGCCGCAGGAGCGGGCGTTCGAGCAGCTCGCCATCGACGCGATCGAGCTCGCCATCGAGGCGTGCAAGGCGCTCGGCGACAAGGCGCCGACGGTCCAGCGGAAGAGCCGCTTCGGCAAGAAGAAGATCCCGTGGGCGCAGGTCCACATGGATGACGTGAAGGTGCAGATCGCGCCGGCCTCCAACCTCGGCCGGACCCCCGCGGGCCGCGCCCAGCTGGTGCTCGAGCTCGCCCAGGCCGGGATCATCAACACCGACACGACCCGCCGGCTGATCAAGCACCCCGACCTCGAGCGCGAGCTGAGCCTCTACACGGCCGCCCTCGAGTCGATCGAGCACTGCCTCGACGAGATCGCCGACGGCGCGATGATCATGCCCGAGCCCTTCATGAACCTCGAGATGATCGAGTGGCGTGGCCAGGCCGAGTACCTGATCTGGCAGATGGACGGCGCCCCCGAAGACCGCCTCGAGGACCTCCGCGCGTTCGTGGTGAACGCTACGCTGATGGCAGCCTCCGCGGCGAACGCGAACGCCCCCATGGGGGGCCCGGCCGGCGCGACGGACATGCCGGCGCTCCCTGGCGGCGCCCCCGCCACGGCGCAGCCGGTCGCCGCCCTGTCGGCGCAGGCGATGGATCTCCGCGCAGGCTGACGTCGACGGCGGCGAAGAGATCTCGTGCCTGGGTCCCGGACCCGCTGTAACTGTTGACTCGTGCCAGGTGAAGCCGAGTCCGGACCCCTGACGTTTGCCGACCAGCTCGCGGCCGATCGCGCTGCGTTCATGGCGGGCGACGGCGACGAGGGTGACAGCGGCGCCGACGAGACGCCCGAGGCGCCCAAGAAGGCGCCCAAGGTCGCGCCGAAGCCGGCGGCCGACGAGGACGAGGACGAGGCCCACGCGGCCGACGACGCCGACCTCGAGGACGAGGCCGAGGAGTCGGACGCCGACGAGGATACCGACGAGGACGAGGACGAGACCCCCGACGAGGACGAC